TAAGGTTCTAGAAGGATTATTAGCATCATCCCAATAAATCTGCCATGAACAATCAAAGTTTTCTTTTGATGCACCTTGTATTAAATATTCTTTTTTAAAGTTAAGACATGGATCATTCACTAATGTCTCATACTTACATTCACTATCATCAAATAAACCAATCTCAGAATTTATATCATCTGTTGAAAATAATACCCATTGATCTGCATATAAATGTATTGCACCTATTATAGTATAAGGAACTTGACCACAAGCTAAGTTAGCAGGTTCATTACCAATTGTCCCAACATCACCGTCTACAGAGTTGTTAGCAGCATTTCTTGCATGAGACCAAGACTGTTTAGGTTCATAACTAGGATGAAAATCTTTATTCATCCCTTTTACAAAAGTATTAGTTTCTGTAATTGAAACCTTTGAATTTAAGTTATTACTTTTTGCCATTACTTATAGTATTATAGAGTTGGATAACTTTTAAACATATTATAGTAATTGTGATATTGAGCTCTCCTATTAGTCCACCACATCTTTTGTAGTTCTTTAAAGTCCGGTGTATTAACAAAACTTAATGCATTATTTCTAGCCGCTCTTAAACGTCCTTCAACTAAACCTAATTGATTAGAAACATTTTCACCAGCAAATAACATATTTTCTAAAATTCTTTGCTTTAAAGCATATTCATAATACTCATTACAATATGGATGATCCAAAACAAGTAAACTACCAGAAGCATCTTCCATAGCCCCTTGATAACTCATATACACTTTACCTGTAGTAAAATTAGTAATAAGGAAACCATCTTTTATTTCTGCTACATTTGGTGCTTGTTCACCAACGTTTGCACAATCACAAGTTGTATTATTTACATTTTGTATTGATAAAGGGTAAAAAGCAGAATATGTTCTATACTGTGACGCACCAATTCTTTGAACTAATTGATATTGATTTTTGCCTTCACATGTTTTAATAACACATACATCTCTACATTCTGGATCTTCACATGGTCCAGATTCACCTGGTGCAGGTACATATGGTACAGGGTTATCTGTTTCAACATGTGTACCTGATGGCATTCTAGAAGTTACTGTATAATCACCACACATAAATGCATAGTTTAAGTAAGCAAAATCTGTAGGTAGTTTTGCTTTCCCATGCTCAACATCTAATACAACCTCTTTAGTTCTATGAATTCTTAAACCTAAATCATAGTTAACTCTTGTTGCAACTTTAATTAGTTGTTGAGGTTCAATCATACCTTCTAATGCATATGTAGAAAAATCTATTGTTACATCTTCATACAATTGATCAAACGTTCTATATTTATGTGATACACTCATGACTTACCATTTTACTTTATCTGCCCAATAAGCTGCTGACATTTTACCTTTTTTAATATTTTTAGCATGTCTTGCTTTAAATGAAGCACGTTTCTTTTTCATTTTATCTGATTCACCTGCTTTAGGTTTACCTGCGGTTTTTGCACCTTGTTCCCCAAACCGTATTGTTTTAACTTTATCACCTTCTTTAGCTACAACTATATGTGACTTCTTTGGATGACTCGGTGTACGTTTAGGTTTATTATAACCAGATACCCCTGCTCTTGTTAATCTTGAATCTTTCTTTTTCATAATATATTATTTTACTACTTCTTGCCAATCAATTGAACCATATACACCTTCATCACCACCAGTTGTAGATACAGCAACTTCTAAAACATATGCTATTGAACTTTCTACAGAAAACTCAGGTATATTTATAGACTTAAATTGTAATCCAAATAAACTGCTTTTATCAAGTGTAATTACAGGTGACCCTTGATTTGATGAGCTTGTAAAACCACTTGCTACAACAGAGCCACCTGTAACACTTGTTGCTGTAGTATTAGCTTCAACAATTCCTGTACCTGACCATGATCCACCGGTAATTCCTGTACTTACCACTTCTTTTAATCTCCAACTATAATATTTTCCATTACCTAAACCAACCATTGATATGTTAGTTATTAAAGCTGCCCCACCTAAATTACCAGATTTTAGTGATACAGCAACAACTGGATAATATGTATTCGCAAGAGCAAAACTTGTAGGACTTGAAATATCTGTATAAGCAGTGTGTTTTTCACCAAACAATTCATAACCTCCTTCTGATATAACAGTAGAACAAATTGCTTTAAATGTTGTAGCTAAAACTGTTGCATTTGCCAACATCTCATAAGTACAAGGAAGTGTTGCAGTTGTCATATATGTACCCGTAATAATGTTTGCATGATCAAACTTATGACAAACAATAAACTGACCATCAATTACAAATCCCATTCTAACAGTACCAACACCAAGCCATTCAATATCCATCCAGAATATTTGAGCTTTTGTAGAATCAAAAGTATACCCAGAAGGTCCACTACCATCTAGTTTATCTACATTCCAATCAGCTTGATTTACAACAACATCTGTAGGAGTACCTGAAATGTTTGTTCTTTTTACAAAACTTAATGTATCTGTAAGTTGAACAAATAAACCGTTATCATTATCATAATAACCAACTCTCTGAGTTAAATCTGCTTGAGCTGTCCCAAAAACAAATGTGTTTAAAACTAACAAAGATTTACCAGGTTGATAAGGAAAATATTTTTTTGTACGTCTAATTCCCCAACCTATACCTGTAGCAGCAACATTAAGTTCTTCCAAGCCTTCATCTGCATTATATGCAAAACTTACAGAACCTGTTTCCGCTCTAGACCAATCCTCATTATAACCATATCTAGAATTAGAATCAAATAATGTAAATGGATTACTAACTCTTAATCTTCCAAAAGCATCTGATGCAGCACCATCAAATGATACATTTATATCACCACTAGTGTTATTATCAATATCTTTTAGTTTCTTAAGCATTTCATAATGCCAAGTATACCACTCAGGATGTTGAGCATATCCATCTAGATAGAATCTTCTTTGTTTATTTTGTTTATCGTTAGCCATTCTTTATCTTTTTTTACCTTTATGTAAACCATGCTTTGCATGTTGTTTACCTGCTTTTGTAGCAGCTCTTTTTTTCTTGTTTGCGGCTGTCAATTTCTTTTTACCTGCCGCAGTACTCTTAAGCTTAGAAATGGTCTTAGATGGCGCATATACTTCTCCTGTAGCATTACTACCTTGCGTTGAAGGTTTACCACTAGCAGTTCTCCATTTTTGCTTAGTCCATCTATCTAAACTTTTTTGTTGTTTAGTCTTAGCCATTACTTATGTCTTTTTTGGATCTTAAATTTAGCAGTCAATGATGCACTAGGATGTTTCACAAACTTTCCCGTATGCTTCATTAGCTTATAATCTGATCCATCTTTCATCCAATGAAAACCAGCAGGAGCTTTTACTGACTTTGTAGTAGCTCCTCCTTTTTTATAAACACTCTTAGCCATTGGCTTTGCCGCTTTACTTTTTTTAGCTTTCATAATTATTACTTTTTACTTTTGTATCCGCCACCTTTAGCCTTATACTGTTTAGCAAGCATTTGAGCTTTACGTGCAGACCACTGTCCAGGTGCACCACCTTTACTACCTGCTTTAATTTGCTCAAATAACTTTTTACGCATACCAGGTTTTGTATAATTACCTGATGAATTCACAGTGCTTTTTTTAGTTGACTTCTTCATAATTTATCTTGCTATATTTTTTTTGTCATCTGAATCATCTGATGGTACTTTCATCATATTTAACATTACAGATAATACCTGTTGTTCTATTTCTGCAAATAAAAACTCTGGTACAAAAAACTGTTGTAAATATCTTGGAACACAATCATCATCTTCATCACATGTCCATTTAGAAATATCCCCTTCAAATACACCTTCTAATTTAATTGCATCCCAATCAATATTAGGCATATACAAGTAACCATTTAAATACCAATAGTATTTAGTTGTATTATATCTAAAGGAAGTTGTTTTAGTCATTGAAGTATATGTACCAGGGTTTGTAGGTTGTAACTCAATAGATCCATCAATAGAACTTACTGTTCTAATTAACGGGCCCCAATAACCTTCCATAAAAGTAGGAAGCTTATCCTTTGTTCTTTTAATTGTACATCCAGAACGTATACCTGCACAATGAGCTTCTATCTTATCTACTTCAATTAATTCTATATAAGGTAAACTTTGCCATACACTATTAAACTTCATTAGTTTATTAGCATTATCTTGACGCCTCATGTAAAGTTGTGCAAACTTTAAAATAACACTATATATATAACGGTCTGTTATAAAAGCATCTTGAACTTCTAGTTTTAATTGACCCCTAACCCTAGATATTACATCTCCTATCTTTGTCATTTTATTTTAAGTTTTAAATTCATCATAGCCATCTAGCTCTGATTCTTTTGGGTCAAAGTTAAAAAGGTGTGCAATTCTATATTTGTTTTTCATTACTCTGTATTTATTCCAATTTTCTGGATATGCTTTAGCAACTGCTCTTTTAAAGTTTCTACTTGCTGTAAATCTCCAAAGCTCTCTATGTTGGAATCTATACTTTGTTGACCAATTAGTATAGAATATTTTACCTATATTACCATCCGTTTCCCAATTTTTATTTTGTAAAACTTTGCCATATTCTTTTGATAATGCATAGTTGGTATTAACTGACTTAGATGGAGCACATGTACCTATAAACAAATAACCTAATGAATTAGGTAGCTCAACACCATCTCTATTATCAATCACACCATTCCATAACTTATCATTATATATCTTAATTATTTCTTTTAATTTGTTATTATCAATATTCTCATAATGAGGATATTCATTTTTAAAATTTTTAATTAATTCTCCATTTAATAAACCCAATCTTTTTTTCCTATATCTAGGAGCATTCAAATTAGGTTTTTTAAAATTATTTATCATAGTTTACAATTATAATTTACAAAAAAAACACTATTTAAAAAAGTTTAAATCAATCTAAATCTTGAGGGGAATAACTTAATTCACAAATATTACCCATTGTTGGATGTTGCAATTCTAATTTACCTGCTCTTCTATTACCTATATACTTATTAGAATAATGATAATAATCCATTTTACTTAAACTTGGCAAAGTCTTTTCTACAAATCCTGCAGTCTCATTGGAAGTCATATAAGCAACTTTTCTATCAGTATGCAAGTGACCTTTAAACAAGGTTCTATTTATTGTGCTACCCCACTCTCTAGGGTATTCAGAAGCATATATTAAAGGATTATTTTTGCTATGTTTATCACCATGCTCAAAAGCATTAAAGTTAGAACCCCAAACATGCACTTTTCTTTCACTATATTCTATATCCCAAGTTATAGAATCACATACAATAGATTTAGATAAAGCATGTGCTAAATGGAATGAAGATAATCTATCATGATTTCCAGGAATATATACAACTACCAAGTTATCACAACATTGTACTAAATAATTTATAGCCCAGTGCATTGCATCAAAAGCAGCTTCATAAGCCTTTGTAGCACTCATAGAATTATCTACAGGTGTACCACTTGTTGTTGCTCCTCCAAATGTATCCATATTTATTAGATCTCCACCTACTACAAAATATAATGTATCTATATGATGTGCTGCTGTACCTCTTGATATGAGGTTAGTAATTGTATTTTCAAAATCTGCATCAACAGTTTCATTTCCTTCTTTACCAAAATGAATGTCTTGAAGTGATATAATACCACACACCTTTTGTTTATTATTACTAGGAGTTGGTAACTTAGATATTTTATATTGCTTTGGTTGCCAGTTTTCTAAAAGATCTTTAATATAATCTTTTTCATCTTTTTTTATTTTTGTAATAAGTGCTGAAACTCTCCAGTGATCTGACATTTGTTTATTCCAAAATTGAGATAGTTTCCATTCTTTAGTATCTATCTTCAATAAAGAAATTATTTCTTCTGGTGTTTTTGGCTCACTTAATGATTTACCACTAATGGTTGCACTACCATTATCTAAATCATATTTTTGCTCATAAGTATTATTAGGTTCTTTTTTTTCTGCAAGAATTTCTTTTTTTATTTTTTTATAATTATCAACAGAAATGTTTAACCTTTTAGCACAATACTTAGTACTTTTTTTCCACTTAAGTGATTGAATGATTTTATTCTTAAGAGTACTCATATTAATTTTTTAGTTTTTAAATACAACAAATATATTAAAATTTATCAGCATTCCTAATTATTA